GTGAATCATTCCATAAAAAATGTGTTGGTTGTCGGCGGCGGCTCCTCCGGATGGATGGCGGCAGCCGTATTGTCCCGATTTTTCAGCAAGCAGATCCGTATTCAACTGGTGGAATCCAGCGAGATAGGCACCATCGGTGTCGGTGAAGCAACCATCCCCCCCATCAAGAACTTCAATGATGTACTTGGCATCAAGGAAGCCGACTTTCTGAAACAGACACGGGGTACCATCAAACTCGGTATTCAGTTTGAGAATTGGAATCGCCCCGGCGACTGTTATATGCACGCCTTCGGTGAAATCGGGCGCAACCTCGGCATTGCCGGTTTCCATCACTATTGGCTGAAAGCCCGACAGGCCGGTGTGGCCGAAGACTTCTGGCGTTACTCGCTCAACGAGCAGGCCGCTCGGCATAACCGCTTTGCTCCCATGGAAACCATTCCCGGCACTCAGTTTCCGGGGCTTACCCACGCGTATCACCTTGATGCCGGCCTGTACGCACAGATGTTGCGCGCCTACAGCGAAAAGCTCGGCGTCAAGCGCATTGACGGCAAAATTCAGACGGTCGACAAGGATTCCGAGTCCGGCGATATCGCCGCCGTTGAGCTCGAATCCGGTGAACGCCTAGCAGCGGATCTGTTTATCGACTGCTCGGGTTTTCGCGCACTGCTCATCGGTGAAGCGCTGGACGTCGACTTCGAGGACTGGAGCCACTGGTTGCCCTGTGATCGCGCTCTTGCGGTTCCCAGCGAGGCAGCAGAAACCATCACGCCGTATACCCGGGCCATCGCCCACGAGGGCGGCTGGCAATGGCGAATCCCGCTTCAGCATCGCACGGGTAACGGCCTGGTCTACAGCCACCGCCACCTGAGTGACGACGAGGCGACGCATACCCTGTTGTCCAACCTGGACACCCCCGCCCTGGCGGACCCTCGTCCGATCCGTTTCAAAACCGGACGCCGGGTCCAGCAGTGGTGCCAGAACGTTGTGTCCCTGGGCCTGTCCAGCGGCTTTCTCGAGCCCCTGGAGTCCACCAGCCTGCATCTGGTTCAACAGGGGCTGACCCGCCTGATCAAGCTGTTTCCTCGCAACGGCATACAACCGAGCGATATTGAAGAGTACAACCGGCAGTCACAGTTCGAGTTCGAAAAAATCCGTGACTTCATCATTCTGCACTATCACCTGAACCGTAAAACCGACAGCCCGTTCTGGCGCATGTGCCGTGAAGCACCCAAGCCGGAATCACTGCTTCGGCGCATTGACCTGTTTGTCGGCTCAGGGCGGGTTTTTTGCGAGCAGGAAGAACTGTTTCGCGAAACTGCCTGGGAACAGGTCATGATCGGCCAGGGCATTACGCCACAGGACTATCACCCGCTGGTGGACAACATTGAAGATCATCAACTGCGCGAGTTTATGAATTTCTGGCAACGGATTGTCGACAAAACCGTCGCCCAGATGCCCTCTCACAACGACTTTATTGCCTCGATCAAGTAGTGGATACCTCATCATGATACGCCTGACATTATTCCTCACCCTGCTCCTTGGAATACCCGCCGCGCTTGCCGATCCCATTGACCGCATCGATCCGCCGTTCTGGTGGGCGGGCATGCGCAATCCCAACGTACAGCTGATGATTCACGGCGACCGGATTGCCCAGTGGTCTGTAAGCCTGGAGCATCCTCAGGTTGCGGTGACCGATGTGCACCGTGTCGAGAGTGAAAATTATCTGTTTGTCGATCTTGACGTTCGCAGCACCTTTCAGGGCGGGACTGTCACCCTGCAGTTTGCCCATGAAAACGGCGACAATTTCCAGCATGACTATGCGTTCCACACCCGCCGGAAAAACTCCGCCGACCGCAACGGCTTCAACACCACCGATGCCATTTATCTGATCACCCCGGATCGTTTTGCCAACGGCGACTCGAGCAATGACACACTTCCCGAGCTCAAAGAAGCCGCGAACCGGGACAGCAGCGTCGGCCGTCACGGCGGCGACCTGGCCGGGCTGATCCAGCACCTGGATTACATCGCGGACATGGGCTTTACCGCCATCTGGCCAACCCCCATGCTGGAAAATGATCAACCCGAGTATTCCTACCACGGTTACTCCATTACCGACTTCTATCGGGTAGATCCGCGCTTTGGTGACAATGAGGACTATCGACAGCTCAGCCTGCAAGGCAAAGCCAAAGGCGTCGGCCTGATTCAGGATATGATTCTCAACCACATCGGATCCGGCCACTGGTGGATGGACGATCTGCCCACCGACGACTGGTTGAACTTTCAGGACGAATTCGTCCCCACCACCCATTACCGGACCAGCGTTCAGGATCCTTACGCGGCGGACATCGATAAACAGGAGTTTGCCGACGGTTGGTTTGTGAAATCCATGCCGGACCTGAACCAACGCAACTCGCTGGTGGCCAATTACCTGATTCAGAACAGCATCTGGTGGATTGAGTACGCGGATCTTTATGGCATCCGTACCGATACCTATTCCTACTCCGACAAGGATTTCCTGACCGAGTGGACCCGCCGCATTATGGCGGAATACCCCAACTTCAATATTGTCGGTGAGGAGTGGAGCACCAACCCCAATGTGGTGTCCTATTGGCAGCGCGGCAAAGACAATAAAGACGGTTATGTGTCCTATCTTCCCAGCGTAATGGATTTCCCCATGTACGACGCCCTGCGCGCCGCACTGACGGAAGACGAAGCGTGGAATCGCGGGTTGATTCGCGTCTACGAAACCCTGGCGGATGACAACCTCTACGCGGACCCGATGAGTCTGGTCATTTTTGCCGAGAACCACGATACCAGCCGACTGTACAGCCTGATTGATAAGGACGTCGAGCGGTTCAATATCGCCATGACCTTGCTGGCCACCATGCGCGGGACCCCTCAATTCTTTTACGGCTCGGAAGTGCTTGCCACCAGCCCGAAGACCCGTGACGACGGCGCCGTGCGCAGTGACTTTCCCGGCGGTTGGGCCGGAGATACGCGCAATGGGTTCACCGGCGAAGGTCTGACGGATACCCAACGCTCTGCACAGGAATACCTTCGTCAGTTACTCAACTGGCGGCAGGAACAGGAAGCCATTCACCACGGTGACCTTCTGCACTATGCCCCTCACGATGGCGTTTATGTGTTTGCCCGCTACACCGAGAAGCAGCGCATTCTGGTGGCAATCAATCACACCGGGGAAACCCGCCAGCTCTCCAACGAGCGTTACGCACAGGCCATTGATGGTCACCTTTCAGGTACCGACGCCCTGAGCGGCGAAACCCTGTCCCTGGATAACGATCTGACACTCGAGCCAATGAGCGCGCTCATTCTGGAACTGCACTGACGGAAGACATACCATGAAAAAACCCTGGATCGCCACGGCGCTTCTGGCCTCACTGGCCGGATGCGCCCAGTCGCCCAAACCGATCGACAGTACGGACAGCCCGAAAACCCATGCCGGCAAACCCGTGGTCTATCAGATGTTCACCCGGCTGTTCGGGAACACCGAAACAACCAACAAACCCTGGGGCACCCTCGAGGAAAACGGCGTCGGCAAATTCGCTGATATCACCGACACCGCGCTCCGGGAGTTACACGCACTGGGGGCGACCCATATCTGGTACACCGGCGTACCCTGAACACGAGTGATATAAATCTACCACAGGAGCGCGATAATTATGGGATTTAGAGGGTGCCGAGGGGACTTATTGGGATAGGGTTGTGAAAGACTGTTTCACTCTGGGCAAGAGCGGGACGCCAGCAAAAAACGATCGAATCAAGGGCAGCTCCAGGGTGGACTGCCCTTTTTAGTGAGAGGCCTTGTCGAATATATCAGGTTGCTGCCTGGAGATGGCTCGCTTGCGGATCCGCTTGGCGATGCGGTAGATCGCGTTCACGGTCAGGTCGTATTCCCTGGCGAGCTCCAGGTGATTGCGGCCGTTGAACTTGTCCCAGATCTCCAGATCACGCTGGGTCAGCTTGTAGCGATAGTCCTTGGGAATCGTGATGTTCTGCCCTGCCCAGTGCTGAGCCAGGTCATCAGCGACCGCTGAGCCGCACTGCTCGGCCCGGTCCTCGGGAATGTTGAACTCGCGGAGCACCCGCGCAACGCGGTCCGCCGCTTCTGATAGTAGCTGGTGGCGCAGATGCTCCATTTGGTCACTCATCGCTCGATACCTCCTGTGTGGCGCACTTCTCAACGCGATTATGCCACTTCTTGAGATGTTCGATTACCCTGCTGGCCTCGTCCGTGCTGAGCCATTGCAGGGCTTCAATCTTGACCATGCGGCAGATGAAGGTGCCCATGGCCCGCTCTGACGGGTCGCGGACAGCGCCCAGGTCGTGCAGCTTGAGCCAGAGGTGGCGGATCATCCTTGACTGGCTGTCGTCCGCCAGAGGGCGGCTGTGGCCGCTCCTGGATGGCGCTGGCCGCTTCGGCTTGATCTTGAACCCCTTGGCCTTCAGTTGCTCCAGGACGATCTCCAGGCCGTTTATGGACAGGTCAGCGCTGCTGGTTTTGCCACCCAGAGCCGGGATGTTGGCGAGCATCATGCGATAGCTCTCATCAGCCATTCCGAGCTCCCGCCTGGCGACGTGGATCAGTTTGATCAGGCGCTTGCGGCGCCGTTCTGCTTGAGCTCCCATGGCTCTGGGCATCAGTGGATCCTCCTGGTGGTCTGGCGCTGCAGCTTCAGAGTGCGGCGCTCTTCTCGCATGGTCTGGATGTGGCGTTTGGCCGCCAGGGTGTTGCCAGCTGCTGCCGCCACCATGTAGCAGTGGCGTGCGGCCTCAATCCGAAGGTGCGTGCGCTCTATGGCGCGTTCCTGGAGTGCTGTCATGTTTCGCTCCTCGTTGTTAAACGATTGGCACGTAGCTGGCTTTATAGCGGCGTACTTGGTCAATTAGATCGGAGGCCGCCCCCTCTGCTTGCATGGCCTCCAGCAGCGCGCGCTGGGCCGCCTTGAACGAGGTGAAACCGCGCTCCCACCCAATTTCATGAGCTAGAAGCTCCGGGCCGAAATCCAGATCCCCCGCACTGATATCGGTAGCCAGCATTTCACCGCGAGCCACTCCGCAATCGTCCCAACCGTAGAACTTCATGAGCGGCCCTCCATACGGTCCAGGCGCTCCAGTTCCGCGATGATCAGGGCGCCGGCTTTGACCAGGCAGTCTCGACGACCCTTGGGCCGCCAATGTTCTCCGCCCCAAGGCCATTCTGGTCTTGGCATTTGGCAGACGGTAGAAGCCTCATCACCACCGGTTGCCGAAGCGGCTGCATACTCCGAGGCGGCTCTTGCCAGTTCGCCAGCGGTGTAGCTGTCGTCCCAGAGACGGCTGTAGCCTTCGGCTCTCATCTGGCGGAGACGCTCGTCGAACAGCAAACGAGAGCACCGGACCGTTGGATTTCGACGGCTTATTATCCAGGTGATAGCCAACGCGATAGCGCTACACAGGCCGAAGATTGCCAGAAACAATTCAAGCATCTTCATACTCGTCCTCCTGGCTGGGCTTGGTGTCCATCTCGTAGATGTCTACCTGGATAAGGAATGCATACTGGCAGCATGGGCAGGTGGCGGTGACCTCCAGGAGGCCTTCATCCTCTGCGGAGGTTTCGGCTTCGACTTCGGAGTCGGGGATCTCCCCGTGGCAGTTTCGGCAGCGCATCACGACGTCTCCTTTATCTCGTGGACATCGAACTCGTCGGCGGACAAGTCGGGCAGCTCGCAGTCCACCACGGTGATGCCGATTTGGGCGGAATGAGGCCATCCTTCCTCCTCGCTGAGCTTCTCCACCGCGCCATATCCGTTGTAGCCATCAACCAAAAACAAAAGCAGAGGGCCAGCCGCACGGCGCGCGACGGCCTGAATGACGTCTCCACCGGACGCCCGCAGCACATCTTTATGCAAGATCCAGAAGTTATTAATTTCTTCGCCAACTTCCGGGGTCACTTTGTCCAGGTCGATATCCAACGTGATGCTGATATCGAGTCCTGACTCCAATTTGAATCGCCTTTTCATGGTTACACCTTTGCGATATCGAGGGGTAGTTGGTCGTATTGATCAGTGCGGCCGGCCCGTTTGTAGAGGCGCAGGTAGGTGATGCTGGCCTGCACGCGGATGCTGTCGGTGATGATTTCCATCGCTTTTTGCCAGCGCTCGTCCTCGATGTCGTGACTGCGCAGGTCGAGCACTCGGCTGACGCTAATTTCGCCGGCGGCGTTTCGGCGGAAGGCTCGGTTGGCGATGACCACCAGGCCGTTGGGAACACCTGGGCGGCCGCTCCAGTCGAGCAGGCATTCATCGATCAGCTTTTTGGCGGCGAGCAGGCGCTCGTCAAAGGTCATGCTGTCGTGGTTGGCTCGCATGACGCGGTAGCGGCCGTCGAAGCTGGTGAACTGCACATTGCCCTTTTCGCCGCCGAGCTTGATGGAGTACTCCTGGGCGCTGGTTTCGATGAAGGCCTCGATCTCCGCCAGCGTGTCTTGCTTGAACTGGCGCAGGCGTTCGCTCAGTTCCTCGGCACGATCAGCGATGCGCATGACCAGGTCATCGCGCATGAGGTCGATCGTTTTAATGGTGTCTTCCGGTACCAGGCGACCGGCGGAGTCTTGCCGGTAGCCTTCGGGAATCGTTTCGGTATTCATTGCGGTTGCTCCGTTGGTTGAGAGGGTTTTGGCTCTACCCAGATGGCGACATCGCCCTTGAGGGGTGAGCCGTTTTTGATCATGTTTGCCAGCCAGTTGCGGTAGGCGTTCAGCGCATTCATGTTTGCCAGGAAGCTTGCGCCCTCCTCGAACCCGGGCACCCAGAGACCGTCCGACTTTTTGAATGCGGTGGACTGCATCATCAGCCGGACGGAACGATCGGTGCCTCGAGCAATGGGCGCAGCGGTAGGCTCAGCATCTTCAGCCGGCATCTCTCGTGTCAGCTGGATCTGGCCACAAAGGTTCTCCGGCCATTTCCAGTAGTGACACCAGGCGTACAGCATGGCTTCCGCCTCCATCGCTACCTCCACTCGCTCGGAACGACTTTGGCGCTGATTTTCTCAGCGACCCTATGAGCCATCTCAGACTGCATCGCGAGCTCACCGGCAACTTTCTGCGCATGCATTGCCTCGTCCGTCAGGGCTCGCAGTGCTGCGCTACAATCCGGCCACCGTTCTTCCTGGATAGCCTTGCGGAGCTTCGCCTGATGTAACTGCAGCATATTCTCCGCCTCCATATCACGCGGTTTGAATGCAGTTACTTGGCCCCCGCAGCGCCGCACAATTTCAGAGAGGCTCAGTGATTTACTATAGGGTGAGATTTCGGCGCCTGACATCAGTGAACCCTCCTCGGTGCGTGGATGTAGCGGCTCCAGGGGCGGATCCAGCGGACGCGGACCTGGTCTACCTTCTTTTCCATCTCGATCCATATGCCTTCGGAGTCGCGATACACGCGGCGCACTTCGCCCATCAGGCGATCGTTGGCCGGGTGGTCGCGCAGCAGGATGATGGCGCCCTTGGTGGTCAGGCTCATGCCGGCTACGACGTGGCCCATGTCCTCCAGGGCGGCCATGCCGGCTTCGGCCTCTTTGAACCGCCGCCGAAGCGGCGACGGAAATGGCTTAACGGATGCAGACATGTCACACCCCCTGAATGATTTCTCGATCAACGATGGGCGCGCCGATCTGGGCGGCCGTGTTCGCGGCAGCGGTGAGGAAATTTCCGATCGCAAGTGGGTAGAGCTGGCTATCGCCGTCCCGATTGACCAGGCGTTCGGTCAGCGCCTGCAGACCGCTATCGTCGATGACATTGGCCAGGTCGATATCGCAGCGGCCGAGGCGGTGGCCCAGGAATGAATCGAGCTCGTCCGGAGCGATCGGCAGCAGCTCCACCACCTCGCAGCGCTGCACCACTTCGCGTACCGCCAGGTTGCGTTCGCTGAGTTTCACGAGCAGCTCCGGCTGGCCGATGAGGATCACACTGACCAGCTTGGTGAAACCCACTTCCAGCTCCATAATGCGCTTCAAGTGCTTGAGCGTCGGGATGGGCAGGCTGTGGGCTTCCTCAATCACCAGGCAGTGTTTGTTGCCCGCCTGGTGGCTGTCTTTCAGCGCCTGGTGGAGCTGACGGAAACGCGCCTCCGGAGATGACTTGGGGCGCTGCAGCGGTGAAACCGTGGATAAAATGGCCTCCGCGATGTGGGTGCTCTTGAGCGTCTTGCCCTTGGAGTCGTTATCCTCGGCTGCCAGCACGTAGGGCTCGATCAGGATGATGGGCTGATGCTCCGTTTCGATGCGCTGCTCCAGGTCGCGCCGGACGGTGGACTTGCCCGCACCGCTCTCGCCGACCACGGCCAGGAAGCCACCGTGCCTGGCGGTCTGGTACATGGTCTCGCGCACGAAGCGGATGTTGGGCGACACCCACATGTCTTCGGCGTGGCTCAGATCCGCGAAAGGATCGCGGTGAATACCGAACTGCTGCTTGGCGGCTGGTGTGAAGGTTTGCTTTCGTAGTAACATAGGTTCGTCCTCCTCGGACTGTCGGTTGTCATTTGCGCAATCGGCAGGGGCCGCCTCATGGCAGTGGGGCGGCTCCATCACTTCAAAAATCTTCTCGCTTTTAATGCCCATGAACGTCTGAATGCGCTCTCGCAGTGCGGCCTGATCGACCGAGCGCGGCCACTGGCCGTGATTGATCAGCTGGGCGATAGTGGCCGGGCTGAGCTCCACGGCGCGAGCGAGATCGGCCTGAGAATGGCCACGGCTTTTCAGTTCATGCTTCAGTGCCAACATCTACTGTCTCCTATTTCACAATCCGCAGCGGCGCGGCGCCGGCGGTCAGTTTTTGCTCGATATCGGCCAGGGCTTCCCTGGGGACGCCTTCCGGGTAGTGCTGTTTTAACCAGGTAAAGTGCTGCGGGCCCTGCCATTGGTTGCCGAGCTTTTGGCTGAGCAGCTTGGCGGCCTCCACGTGTGTGAGGGGCTTTTCCTGAACGACCATGGGCGCGACGTCGGCTTCGTTGCCGCGCTTGGGGATGTAGTCCGTCATGGGCGTGTCGTGGATCGGCTTCATCGGATCCACCTTGCCGCCGAAGGGCACGTGTTTCTGCTTGCGGTTCTTCTCTGCCTGGTCGTCGGTGTCGGCTTCCATGGAAAGCCGGTTGACCGCCTTGCGCTCCTGGTCCAGGCGAGTGTCTTTGTGCGCCTGGAAGCCCGAGCCGATTTCGATATCTTCCTTGGTAAAACCAAACTCGTTGAACTGCATGGCTTCCACCACGTGGGCAACGGTGCGGCCCTCGGCATCCACCATCATCACTTGGGCGCTGTCATCGCCGCGCCATGGATTGCGGGTGACCTCCACTTTCATGCCCACCTCAATGCCGTCGATATGGCCAACGCTGTATTGATTGCCGTTGTAACGAATGGTGAGCTGCGGAGACACCTTCGGTGTTTTGACGGAGCCATACACCAGGTCAAACATCATCTGCCTGGGCGGCGCCAGGCGCAGCTGATCTTCGGTAATTGTCTGCCATACGTCATAGCGCGGACGCTTGGTACGGCTGTGAATGCGCGTTTTGTTGAAGGCGCGCATCCAGGCCCAGGCAATTTCGTTGATGCCTTCTAGCGTGTCCGGCGCCGTTTTTAGAAAGCGCAGGCGGTGCTCGAAGTCGCGCTCCACGATATCGTTAGCCTTCTCCACTTGGCCTTTTGCCCAAGGCTGCCCAGGCTTGTTGGTGTACAGTTCGATGTCCAGGGCGCGCAGCAGTGTGTCGAAATTCTTCGAGGTGTTAGCACTACCGGGGTCCATCATCAGGATCTGTGGCAGGCCGTGGAACGGGTCGTGCTTGTGTCGCTTCTGAGTGGCGTTAACAAACGCTTCAATCAGGTTGGTGGCGGACTCGGCACCCAGCACGTAGTGCACAAAGATGACCCCGCTGGCGTGGTCAGTAATGACGTAACGCCACACGCGGTCCTTCTCGATTTCCTTAAAATTCTGCGGCTTGTTTTTGTAGAAGGCGTCCTTCTCCATCACCCGTAGGCCGGACTGCTTCGGCAGGTAATACAGTACGCACAATGACGGGTCGATCTGCCAGACGTGGTTCGGGTGCTTGCTGGCCAGCCGCACTTTTGGTGACGGGCGGCTTTGCTGCTCCGGGTGCAGGCCAAACTTCATCAGGCCGCGCGTGATGGCGCTGATGCTCAGTGGTATCGCCTCGCCGGTGCTCTCGTCGATTCGCTCGGCCCGAATCACCCCATTACTACGCAGCACCTCCACCGCGTTTTCAACGCTGGCCAGGCGCTTGCCGTTGGCCCGGTTGCTGTCCTGCAGGTAGGCGCTGATATGCCGCGCCTCCTCCAGGGTGAGGGCCGTTTTGCCGGCGTCTTCGCGCCGCTTGCGTGGCTTTTTCATGGTGACCTCATTGAGTTTCCGGTGCAGCGTGGGAACGCTGAACCCCAATTCCTGAGCAGCGGACTGATAAACCGCCTGCTTCTTGCCGTGGCCCGCCGCCTCCGCTTCGCGGGCGACGGCGAGCAACCGTTCAATCAGTGCTGGACTCATAGGCGGGCCTACTCCGTGGCTTCTTGGTCGTCAAAATTCGGGTCAGCCCACACCGGATCACCATCATCCAGAGAACGCTCTATCCCGAGCTTTTCCCGCACTGACAGCAGCGCTTCGTCCATCAGGTCCAACTGGTGGCTGAGCCAACTGGTCTGATCCATGTCGAGCTCGTCGCCGTACTGAACGACCACCTCCAGGGCATGGCTGACGGTTACCCGAAGTGTGGCCTCAGCGTCATTGCAGATCTGGCTGGCTTCCGCTCGCACCTGGCTGATCACCTCGTCTGGCGCCTCCTTTTTGACGCGCTCGGCCTTGGTCTGCAGCTCGTCAATCTTGGCCCGGTTTTTCTCCATGACGCGGTCTTTCGCCTCGCGGTCCTCCCTGGCATCGCGCAGTGCCTTTTTGAGTTCCCGGACCGACATGCGATCAATATCGTCCAGGTTCATTCCGGCAACCGAGCCCCCGTCGGCTAGTTCTGACAGATCGTCGTCATCCTCTACCATCAGCTCGAACAGCTTTGTTTTCCCCAAAGTGGCGAACGCCTGCCGTTTTGAATCCAGTTTTGGTGAGCAGTATTTGATAGCAGCCTGCATGATCTGCTGAGCCGTTCTAGCGGCCATACCCAATTGGCTTTCGACGATATGGATGAACTCTCCGTGGGGTTCGTGCTCCTTGAGAATGATCAGTCGCTTACCAGCTTCGAGCATCGTTTCGGCGCTCTGGGCCATATAAAAGCGCGTCTCGTCCACCACTCGGGCGCGGTTGTAAACCAAGCCATCGCCATAGATATCCATGATTTCCTGAGAGTGCTCCGATGCCGGAGTCAGCGCCGAGCTGTGCTCCTGCTGTGCCTCAGTGCTGATGTCATCGTGCTCGATAGTGGTCGGTTGTTTAGGTTTTCTAGCCATACGTCCTCCGGTTAAATGCGCGAGCGCTCGCGCATTTGTTACAAATGAGCCCCAGCGTTCACACGCTGGTCCAGCTCCTCAATTCGGGCTTTTGCCCGGTTAATCTCGGCGGCGTGCGCCTGGGCGATTTGCAGCATGCGCACACCCAGGGCGTACCGCCCGTTCTCCAGCCGCGTGGCGACTCCTTCGGCTATCAGAGTGTTCAGGCACCGGTTGATGGTGGCTGGGCTCTCACCCAGCGCCTTGGCCAACTCTCCGTTGCTTAGGCCGCTAATGCTGTGCCCTTTCAGGGCCGCCATCACGCGGAGCACTCTGGCGCCGCTTTCGCTGACTCTTTGGGTGGTAGTACTCATTGCTTATGCCCCCTGTATTGGCGCGCAACTTCGTTGGCGATGTTCCCCTGCAGCAGGTCGTGCTGGCGGTTCCATTCGCGGTCACTGAGGGTGCTTTCCTCGGCGGGAAACAGCGCCTCATATCGTTCGATGAACTCACCGAGACGACCGGCCTGAAGGTCGATGGTCATGGTCTGGCGGGGCATCACGCGATACCTCGGGTGACGGCGGCGGATTGCAGGCGCTCTGGCTGCGGCTCCACCGGCAGCTGGGTGATGTTGATGTGCTCCACGGTGGGGGCAATGCACACGGCCAGAAGCACCTGCTTCTCGGGGTGGTCCTCCTCCGCTTCGCGCACCTGGGCGCACAGCGCCTGGCACCCGGTGCGGTAGGCGATGTGGCGGGCGGGCACGGCCCAGAGCACTTCTCCATCCAGGGTCACCTGGTGGGCGGCGTCTTGCGCCTGCTCCCGGTGGTCGGCGAGCTGTGCCTCGCGGATCAGCTCGATGACATAGAGCTGGCTGACGCCGAACTCGGCGGCGATAACGCTGATCGGGCATTGGCCGTCGCTGACCTGGTAGCGGCGCAGGATCATTCCGTCCCGGTACTCGCTGTGCATGGCTTTCACCTTTTCTTGATTGGACATGGCAGTGTCACTCCTCGGTTGTTTCGGGGTTTAGGCCACATGACGGTCCAGCGCTTTCGCCGGATCCTTCACGATGGTTCCTTTCTTGATGCCAAGCTTCACCGCAATGCGGTGCGCCTGACCTCGAATGGCTTTCTTGCGGCCGCTAAGCACCTCAAACACCAGATTTGGAGAAAACCCGTTTGAGAGGGCCCACTGGGTAATTGAGATGCCGCTTTCCTTGAGAGCTTCGCGGGCTTCCTCGCGAGTTCGGACTGGACTGGTCATGACGGCTCCTAGCTTGCTCGTGTCGTGTGCGCTAACATCAACTTAGTGTTGACTGGTGTATGTGAACTTTAATCCATAAATATGAACTATTCAAGGGGTCATATGAACTTTTCTGACTGCCTGCAGCGCCTGAAGCACGAGCTGCGGGTGAGCACCGATAAAGAGGTGGCTGAGGCGCTGGGCCTGAGCAAAACGGCATTTGCAGAGCGGAAGCGCCGTGGCGCATTCCCTATAGATAAAACGCGGGTTCTGTGCGCTCTGAAGCCGGAGTTGGACGAGGTGTTCATACTGACCGGACGGCGTCTAAGCGGTGAGGAGCGCCACCGAGTTCTTGTGGCTCTCGATATGTCCGCTGATTTAGAAGCAGAGGAAGAAGGCGAACTCCTCAACTCTCTGACAAAGGGAGTAGCTGAGGAGCCTGGCCACTATGGCGGAGAGGTGGACCAGGTCGCTAGAATCAAGGAGGCTCTCCATCGGTGCTCTGGGGAGGACTTGGATGTACTGGAGACCCTGGCAAATCGATTGGCACGTAATTCACGGAGGCAGGCATGAGAGTAGTGGGTGGATCTTTCGGCAACAAGGGATTGGCATTTTTTGGTAAGGGGGCCCGGAGTCTGATTATTGAGGCCAATCAGTCGGCGAAGTACGTAGCCCGGGACGTGATTCGGGTAGACACCAGAACTGAGAGCGACAAGAAATTCGGATGTGTCGGCTTTATTGTCGGGGTAATCATTTTGGGCGGCATCGGGATGCTACTCGCCGGCCCGATCGGGTTCATCGTTGCTTTCGTAATCTGCGTGTTTGGCTCCTACTATTCTGTCGATAAGAACCTGGTGGACGTCCATATGCTCGATGGAAGCAAGGTTACGGTGCAGTGCCGTTCCGGGCAGGTGACCAAGTTGGTTAATATGCAGAGCTCCAGCTGAGATGGGACTCGTGGATTTTGTGACATTGGCCAGGGAGGTTTCTGTGGCAGGCGCCGCCGTATCTGCAGCCATAGTTGCCTGGCTGGGTTTGAATACTTGGCGCCGGCAGCTGGTTGGTCAGGATCGGTACCAACTGGCCAAGGAATTAGTCCTATGCCTCTACCAGCTCCGTGATCAGATCGAAGCGGCACGCCGCCCAATCGTCGAGATAATGCGGGGTGAGCCAAGGCGTTTAGCAGAGGTCCAGTTCATGTTCGGAGATTTGGCAATCTACGAAATGGCTAGACGGGCGCAGCGGAGATTGCCCGAGATCAATGAAACAAAAAAGCGACTTGACTCGTTGGCGCTAGACGCTGAGGTGCTTTGGAGCGATGAACTAAAACCCCACCTGGAAGAGATCTCAAAGTTGCTCGATAACTTCTCTCTCGCAGTGGAGTACACCGTTTCCGCTCACAATCCAGAGCATGATCAGATGATTCACTCGATGATGAGTGAAATGGCTGCTGACACTGGCGCCATCGTCCTGGAGGTGGAAAAGGACAATTTCAATACTTCATTATCCGCGAGTATTAGCCGCATTAGAGCGATCGTTATGCCCCCGGTTGCACCGGCCGTCAAGCGGTGACCTGCCACCCTTCAGAGTGATCCATACCGTAAACGTGGGGATCAGGGTGATACACCAACGACGGTTGTAAGGCGACCAGTGCGCACCTATCCATAGGTTCCCCGGACGAAATACAATACCTACTTTCACGCTCCACACCTCCGCCAGCCTAGTTCGACGTAACATCATCCCAGCCTTTGGCTCTCGATTCTTTTTGCGCGCGCAAAACGACACCGCGCCAGCCTCACGCGTAGTCTGGAATTCAAACCTGAACACAGGCATTGAACTTCAACCCGACGCGGAGGCCCCATGTATGGATTCCCTGGAGTAGAACCCACCCGACGCCCCAGGCTGCTGGGGTGGATGATTGCCACGCTGGTGGTCTTTCTTCTGATCGCCCTTCTTGCGCCGCACCAGTTGCCCGTGGTGGCCTACAAGAGCGCGATGGTCATGCTCGGCGCAGTTCTGGGCTACTGGATCGACCGGGCGCTGTTCCCCTATGCCCGACCTCACATCTTGGCGCATACCTCACCTGAGATTGACCGGAACGCGCACTGGGCCCGCTCGATGGCCATGCTGCGCCGCGCGGTGATTGTGCTGGCCTGTGTGCTTGGTCTGACGCTGGGGCTTTAACCATGGTTACCGTCAAGCGAATAGACCACAGCCGTCGCTCTCCAGCCTGGATACTGCCCGCCGTGACGACGTTGCTGGCCGTGTTTGCTCTGGCCCTGGTGCAGTGCGCACCAGCATCGGCTTCAAAGATCCCGGCCGCCGCCGAACGCCACCGCGCCACCCTGGTGCGTGCAGCGCACTGGGGCTTCGGCTTGGACGCCCCCATTTCTACGCTGGCCGCCCAGGTCCACCAGGAGAGCCGCTGGCAAACCGCTGCCAAGAGTCCCGTCGGTGCCGCAGGTCTCGCGCAGTTCATGCCCGCCACCGCCGAATGGATTCCGGACGTTGATCGCTCCCTGGCGAATCCCGACCCCTACAACCCCGGCTGGGCATTGCGAGCCATGGTGGTATACGACCGGTGGTTAATGGAGCAGGTGGATAAACGAATCCAGGCCGAGGGCCCTTGCGAGAGTTGGGCCATGGTATTGAGCGCCTACAACGGCGGACTGGCGTGGGTGTACCGCGACCGGCAGCGGGCGCTGGCTTCTGGAGCCAGTGGGCTCGCCTGGTTTGACGAGATAGAACACCACAACGCCGGGCGCAGCGCCGCCAACTTCCGCGAGAACCGCCACTACGTACGAGTGGTGCTGCTGGAGTTTGAACCGCTGTACCACCGCCGGGGTTGGGGCCCCGGGGTGTGCGTGAGGAGCCGATTCTGATGCTGCTGACAAAGGGCCGAGTGGTGTTAGCGATAGTGGCGGCCGGCGCACTGCTGGCCAGCCACTACGCCATGTATCAATGGGGCCACTCCGGCGCCGCCGGGGATGAACGCACCGCCTGCCGGGACCAGACCATTGAGCAGCTCACCGGGATGATGAGCGAGTGGGAGCAGCTCGTGCTGAAAGCCGGCGAGCAAAGCCAGGCCATTGACCGCGCCCTGAATGCCCGCCGCCTGGCCGATGAACAAACCACCGAGGAGCTACGCGATGCGCTGGCTGAGACGAACACTGACCGTGTTGATTGCCTGTTTCCTGTTGGCGTCATGCGCCAGCTCTCCGCCGCGCGGGCCCGAGCCGCCCAGGCCGCTGCCGGCGGCGTTACTGGTGCAGTGCCCGCCGCCGAGCGGGACGACTGACCGCCACCCGGACGCCGTCGCCCTGGTGCTGAAACAGGTGTACGACGAGTACGCCGTATGCGCAGGCCGCCTGTCGGACCTGATACAGAAAATCCACGAGCGCGAGGCGCAACCGCCGTGAAAGCGATCTACATCGAGAAGTGCAAAGACTCCCAGTTGTGGTACTGGGAGCTGGTCGGAGAAACCGTGCCCTACATCCGCGACATCGATGAGGGCTACTTGAGCAGGGAGCCAGCGGGGTACACCAACATAGTGCGGCGGGAGGATGGCCGCGTAATCGACGTGGGTAGTGATTGATATGAGTCTGGATGATATCGAGTTCAGTTGGGGCTTTTTGGCGTGGCTAATTACCGCCTGCTGTGCGGTGTTCGCGTGGTGGACAGCTCGCAGCAAAGCAGACGGCGCTGAGCAGATCAAGATGGAGCAGCGAGTTGCTACCTTGGAAAGCCGTATAAACGACGTCCCCAGCCAGGCAACCATCGCGAAGCTCTATGGAAAGCTGGATCGCCTTGAGGGTGAACTGGGCAGCTTCATCCGCGAGTTTCAGGGGCTAACGGCCGCCGTCAACCGAATGAACGATTATTTGCTCAACAACAAGTAGGTGCCCCATGAGTAAGAAACCCTTCGCCGACTACCTGCGTGAAGATCAGCGCCTGGTCATTCTTCGGGTTCTGGTAGACATGCCCAGCTACCGCGCCAACAGCTCCGTGCTGTACAACCTGCTAGACACCTTCGGCCACAGCCCCAGCCGGGATCAGGTGAAAGGCCACCTGCGCTGGCTGGAGGAGCAGGGCCTGGTGGACATTCAGGATGTGAGCGACCTGCTGATTGCCACGCTGACCAGCCGTGGCCAGGACGTGGCCGAAGGCCGCGTGGTGATCGATGGCGTAAAACGCCCGGGAGCGCGCTGACATGGGCCGCAAATCCACCGTGGACAAACTCCAGCCCGAGGTGCGCAGCCACATTGAAAAGCGGCTGCGGGAAAACCGCCTGACGTTGGATGAGCTGATCAACGACCTGCAGGACAAATTCCCGAGCGTGGAGCACCCAAGCCGTAGCGCCCTGGGCCGGTACCGGCAGAACTTCGACACCATGATGGAGCAGGTTCGCCAGCAAGAGCAGATGGCCCGCATCATGGTGGAAGAGCTGGGCGAAAACCCCGACGACAAAGCCGGGGCCCTTCTTGTTCAGTCCGTTACCACGCTGGCCAACCGAGTGCTGTTCGAAAGCCAGGGCGATGAAGAGCTCGACATCGAAGATGTGCGCAAACTCGCCCGCGCCGCCAAGGACATCATGCACACCCGCAAGTTGAGCCTGGAGCAGCGCCGCGAGGTGGAGCGCCTGGCCCGGGAAAAGCTCATTGCCGAGCAGGAAACCAAACTGGAAGAGCTGCGCGGCACCGATGGAATGAGCGAGCAGCTCGAAGACCGCATTCGCAACGTGTTACTGGGTAAAGCGTAATGGCCGATCGGATGGGTAAATACAAGGCCGTGGGCCCCGCTCGCAAGATCGACCTGCAGGCGGAGATGGAAGCCTACGGTGTGGTGGTGCCGGAGGATATCGCC